CTGCCATTTCTGCAGCCAGTTCTTCAGCATTCTTTACATGCTCTGCAATCGCTTCTGCTTTCTGCCGTATTTCCACAGCGATCGTTTCTGTATCCAGACGGGACTGTTCAGCAGCGTTCGCCTGTTCTCCGGCTTTTTCTGCGTCTTGCTGTGCCTGTTGTGCCAGCTCTTCGAATTTCTTCAGGGCTTCCGGACGAAGGTCGATATCGGTTGCGCCAAGGAAATCATTCAGCGAACCGTCTGTTGAATCTTCATAAACGCGAATAACACCAATTTCTGAAAAGCGCTGTGTGCTCTGTGTCAGGCGAACACTGTACACGCCAGGCAGAACGGGGAAGTCGTATTCACCGCTCTGTGTGGTGATGTGACTGAAAACACTCTTCAGAATCCCTGCACGGTTGTGCAGGGAGGTCAGTGTAATGGTTGCGCCACCCAGCGGCTCTCCAGTGGGTGTTTTAATCACACCTTTAAGCTGCGGCATCTGGACGCTCCGGCCAGTCGATGGCGTTATATGTGGCTTTATCAGTAATCGTGCTTAAATCCATCGCCTGTAATTCCTTTGCGTAAATGCGCCAGGCTTTCAGGTTTTCTTTATCTTCGTCGCTGATTAACCCCAGCAATAAATCCTTTTCCCACTCGCCGGTCATGATGCTGACCTGTTTTAACAGGGCGTCGCGCTCGTCTTCCGCTTTTAGTTTGTAGTCGAAAACAAATTCATCATTGCGGTAAAACCAGAAGCCCGGCGCAGTAATACGACGGTTAGCGGTAATATCCGGGAGTTCAATGATGCTGACGTTAGTGGGTTCGATACCTGTCACATCCTTACCAACCCACACCACACGCCCTTTTTCGTTGTAGGCCACTTTTATGGTGTCGCTGGCAAAATTCTTCTGTTCTTCATACCAGTTTTTGCCGTCCTCCGAAAAAAGCCAGACAATACTATGCCGCTTTGTCATCTGATATTGATCTGCCGTTTTCGGATTACCCGCAGTAATATTTTTTAAATGAAGCATTGTTATACACTCGCTGCGTTATACCATGTGCCGTTAATTAATTTCTGAAGGGGTCTTGAATACAGCTTTAGTGACGTTGACGGATGAACATCACCACCAACCACGACATATCCTGAAGGAACGGTAAAATCATCGTCATAGTGCCCGTCGACCCTCTGGCTTCCCAGCCTCATATCCTGTACGCCAGTAGCGGTGATGGTGATATCACCGGTGCCATCAAATGGCACATTGTTAATCCTGCGGGCCGTCTGAAGCCGGGTTGCCGATACAGCATTACTGTTCGCAGGAAGCGCACCTACTTCCGATGCTGTCGGCTTGTGCGCAGTGGTGTATATCTGCGCCCAGGGTGACCAGTTTGCCGCTGCATTATCACGTTTTGAGCGGATATAAGCCGGGGCATGTGCGCCATCCGTGCCACTCCAGCCAATCAGCAACTCGCCTTCGCCGGGGGCTGACGCTCCCTTCAGATGCAGAACGTTACCGTACTGTATGGGATAATTATTATTGTAAGCCTCATACATCTGAAGCCCTGCCACACCCTGCTGAGTGCCGCTTAATGCAGTCACCCTGCCTTTTGATAAAAGGGTGTCTGGTGACAGGCCAATTGCTTTAATAAATTCACTGGCGCTGTTTTTTCCAAGAATACCGCGCACAAAAGCACTGAGCGGCGTTAATGCCATTGTGTCTTCGCCCGTAAAATACGGGAACGTATTATTCTGACCGGTTAATCCGGCAATAGCTCCGGCTGAACCACTGTTCGTAATAAACAGTTTTTTCAGCGCCGTCATAATCTGGTCGGTGGTGTTTTTATCCGGTTTGATATTTGCCTGCCGGAGAATTTCCAGCAGTTCAGACTGAATAATATTAAACCAGTCCGGCCCCGGATAGGTGGGCGGAATACCGTTCCCGCCTTCGGTGAAATAAAGCGTTGTTTTGCTTAATTCAGCTGCGACAGGTGGCATTACCGGTACACCCGTCGGATTATCCACATGAAACATAAATTATTCTCCGGTGTAATAATATTCGTATTCCGTGCCCGCCAGCCGGTAATGCTTCAGCAGGCATTCCAGCTCGCGGGTTCGTTCGCTGATTAATGGCGTCATGACGTTATCAATACAGGTAAACCGCCCGGCATCTTTGTCCGGGACTTCCACTTTCAGCAGCCAGCGATACCGCGCCGGATGCAGCGGGTACATGCAGTCACGCAGGCAGTGGTGCGGCAGAACGGCCGTCACCTTAATGGTGAAGCCCCGCGCCGCCGCAGCGGCTTCAATCTGCCAGGTTGCCAGCCCACCCTTGCGGCGGTATTTCTCCACCACGGCCCGGCGGCGGGCTTCCATTGTGGTGGCGGCAATTCCGCATTCCGGCAGTGCCAGATATTGCTCCCACTCCGGCAACAGCTGGAGCGTGGTTTCCGGTCGCATCTCCACATGCAGACGCGAGGCGTCGTATTCAACGCGGGTCAGACGCTCTGCAAGCGCTCTTAAAAAACGGTTTAAATCCGCGTCGTTATCACGCGGCCATGCCTTACCCCGTGGCATGACCTGTTGCAGTGCGGTCAGCCATTCCGTCACGCTGTGAGCCATGTCACCTCCCCGATGGTGATAAGCTCATCCACATCACTGGTGGTGTCTTCCCCGATGTTGAGAAAGTAATCCGTAATGCCGGACGTCATACCGATGGCCGTGCGCAGCGAGGACACCGGCAGCATCTGACCGGGGGCCAGCGTTTTCTGTAATGCGGTCAGGTTTGCCCGGACGGCGTTCCTGTTCGCCTGGCTGTCCGGTGTCAGACGGATGGACAGGTCGAGCTTCTTCAGCCTGACCTGCACCGGCCAGACCTCGATGCCGCCCGGTTTACCCACCATCACGCCGGTGGCCGGGTGTTTGTGGCAGAACAGATACTGCTCCATTGTCTTCAGGTCGTCCCGTGTGGGGATAATGTCTTCACGGTCATCATAAAGCCATGCCAGCCCGACCGTGCCGGGGCCGTGCCACGCATCCCATGCCCACGCGCGGCTGACACCCGGCACTTCACGCGCCCAGATGACGTAATCATGCAGTGCACCGCCCACCGGGGGATTGCGGCGCACATACAGCAGACGGTCCAGCAGCTCTGCGATGGATTCGATGTCTGCGCCACCGGTGATGCCACTTTCAGTCACCGCGCCGGTGCTGCCCGTTCCGGGTAGCGGGGACAACAGAGTGAGCACGGCACCGGCAGCAAGATTGCCCGCCACACCGGCTTCTTCAGCCTGCACGATGACGGTGACCTCGCCGTCCTGTACCTCGCCGGATGTGAGTACCTGATACACCTGATTCGTGTCGGACTGCATCCGGGTTTCTGCCGGAATGGGGGACTGACTGGTGAAGGTCACCGGCCCGCTGGCAAAGGTGGCCTGTTTGCGGATGACCCCTTCATACTTTGCTGTTTTGATAATGGTTTCATCATCAGACGCGGTGGACGGGATTATCTGGTCCTTAATCCAGCTCTGATGGTCGTATAAATCACGGACCTGACTGCTGAATGACACGTTCAGCGCCTGCTCAACACTGACAGGCGGCAGCTTTTGCAGGCCGAGTTCATACGCAATATCTTTTTCGCCGTCGGCAATCAGCTTGCCCAGCGTGGGGATTTCATACGGCATTAAAGGTGGCCTCCCATCGGCGGGTAATTTCGATTGTGAGTGTGGTTTTGTCTGGACGGGTTAACACCACCTGAAAGGCAATACGGTCAGGAACGATGATGCTGGCCGTGACGGTGGCGTTACGGGCGTAACCGGCCCGCAGCAGCGGTTGCATGGACAGCCGCGCGTAATCTTCCACGCGCAGGCGGACATCTTCCGTCAGCTTTTCACGCTCAAGTAGCCACAGGCGGGACCCCCACGAAAAATCGCTGTACGTATCGCCCGGCCAGCCGCGCGGGTCGCCGGAGCCATCAGGAATGACATCATCGTCATCAGCACGGGCATCGGTGAAAAGGCAGATAAGAACCTGAGTGACCAGCCCCTCATCCCGTGAGAGGCCGTTATGGGTGACGGTGATGTCACCCCGTGAGAGCATGTTATTCCAGCGGATTCCTGTCGTCATACGGGCGGTGATGTATTCTCATTGTCGCCGTCCTTATGAATATGATTGCTGAAAGATTTACCATTGATTGTGACATCTTCAGTAAATTCACAGGGACCGACGAATTTCATTTGTTTACCGATAATATTCAGCAATTCGTCGGCGGTGAGATTTACCGTTTTCCCTGAAACGTCTAATTGTTCTCCTGTGATTTCAATAACGCCGTTTTCCTTCAGGGTGATGTGTGATTTCCCGTCCCGGTGATACAGCCGGACGTCGCCGGGGGACAGGCCTTCAGGACGACATCGCTTGTCCTCCACCGCGATGGCAACCAGCCCGTCACGTCGTCCGCCCACGGCCAGCACAATGGCTTCTGAACCTTCCGGCGGAACGGAAGTAAAACCGTAGTTCTGGAAGCGTTCCACGTCGTCGTCAGTGGCATCTGCCAGCGTCTGGATTTGCAGGTTCTGCCGCTCCAGACTGTCAGACACCATGCGGACAATGGCACGGTCAACCATCAGCCGCAGACGGCGGGCAATGGCGTTTAATCCCATGTTGCCACCGCCTTTGTTTTCTTCGTCTTCGCTTTCATTTCCGGCATATCCAGTGATTCAGGCGGAACCAGTGTCAGAACCGTCATGCGTCCCTGTGCGCCATCCGTCCAGGTCACCCCGGATATCAGCCAGGTGGTTTTCAGGTTCTGGATGCTGTCGTCGATATCAACAAGGCGGTTGGTCTGCCACAACGGGCCGCTGTCGCCCTGTTCGCGCCAGCCTGCCACCGTGATTTCCGTCGTGCGGGCCTCTCCCAGCATCCGGGCTTTGTACCATTCCCCGCGAATACTGGCCCCGCCCACGGTCAGGCTGTCTTCATTAACCAGAATTCGCGGGCGGTAACGGTTAATTTCCGGGTCTTCGACGATGTACTGGCGACCACCAACCATCGACGCAGGCTGGCTGTCCCACAGTTTGCCACCGGCACTGGTGGTTCCCTTGATGATGTACTGGCTGTTACGCTCCCGCCAGCTGAAGCGCCCACGGGCGGCGAGGATATTTCTTCCCAGCACCAGTGATACGCCAGCGCGAACGGAAGAGGCGCGGGTGATAATCAGGTTACCCGCTCCGTCAGACGTCAACAGAACACCTCGCTGTTTTGCCAGACGGTCTAGCAGTTCAAACCCCGTTTCACCCTGTTCCAGAACGACAGACGCAAATACCTCCCCGGTTGGTATTTCCGTGATAACAGTTATCCCGAACGGGCGGCAGATATCAGCCGCCACCTGTTCAAGCCGCATGCCTTTCCATTTCCCGGACGAATGCACCACAGAGCAGTCAACCAGGTCGCCGGTTTTATCTCGCCCCATGACACGAATTTCCACATTGTCCGCGTCATAGCTGGGAATAAAATCATCAATATACCCCGTCAGCACAGTATCCTCGCCCAGCCTGACCGTGCAGGGTTGCCCCTCACGAATCACGCGTGGTGCCGACGCTGACCAGCGGGTTGTCACACTGAGATCAAACTCACCGGCAATCGCCTTCAGGGAACGGCTGATGGACATTTCTGTCCAGCCTTCCCACAGTTTGCCGTCAACGGTAAGCATCACGGATTCCATCAGTCGGTGATCTCCACAGGTTGCGTCGGCAGGATGAATGACGGATGGCGCAGGCGGTTACGCTGCACGATTTCATCCCGTCGGCTCGTATCCCCATGTTCGCGCCATGCCAGCAATGCGGCAGATGTGGTTGTGGTCAGCGTCACCAGTCGGGTTTCCGGCAGACGGGCAGCCCGCTCGCGGACATCCGTAATCACGGACTGCCGTAAATCGCGTAGCGTTCGCCACAATGCCCGCTGGTTATTTTCCACCGCCGCCACCGCCTGCTCATGCAGTTCAGCCGCCAGCGTGTCACCGGCAGATAACGCCGCATCACTGGTATCGAACGTCATCGAGGCCACGGCATTTGCCTGTCCCAGCAGGGTCTCCAGTACAACCACCTGGCGGAAGTCGTCAATGTTCTTCTGCAGGCTGTCAGATACCGGCTGATAATCCGGTGACAGCCCGATAACAAAGCCAGGTTCGCCGTCTGCCACACTGCCTGGCTTCACGGTGATATCTTCCGGCAGTGCGCCGGTGGCAACCTGTCGGGCGCGTTCTCCGGCCCACTGGTTGCGTAATGTCGTGTAAACAGCCAGTGCTTCTGGTGGTTCGGTTACCAGGTCTGTAATGCCATTAACCAGCGTTGACAGCTCACTGACCAGACGCCCCGGTGTGGCAATGATGGTTTCGGTCATCTCCTTAAAATGATTCAGCCTGTCCATCCACTGATTCAGTGCTGCCGGTGACGTGGTCAGATTAGCCACAAGGTTTTCCATATCAGCCAGAAAACTGTCAGCCATGTCACCCAGCCCGTCGAGTGCGTCGAACCAGTCGCCATTATCAATAGCAGATTTCACCGCATCAATGTCCGTCAGCACTTCCTGCTGTGTGTTATCTGCCGCAGACGGAAACAGGCGTTCACCAGCCTCAAACACTTCAAATGTGACATACGCAATGCCGTCTTCCTCCGTACTGAGGCGATGGGTGACCTTACCAACCTGTACGGTCTGTATCCCGAACCACGGGTGGATAAGCTCGCCAGGTCCGGGGGTATTGAGCGCGTCTAAAAGGGCGTTTAAATCGTCCTGGAAGCTATTACCCAGTAACTTTGCATTAATCTGCTGTTGCCCCGGAACGGCCCCGTTATCATCCGTCCAGGCGATTTCGCGCCGGGGATACGCACGGGGAATGGCACGACGGCCACCGGTGCCTTCCGTATCCACCAGAAAGAAGGGAACACCGCGAAACGATGCGTCGCGCAGCTCGTCCCATTTGCCGTTACTCATTGTCATTAACCCTGCTCCACACTGGTGACGCCAGCCTGCGCACTGAGTCTGACGCCGGGTTGATCCACTCTGACACTTTTCACGCGGGCGTCACCTTCCACCACCACGCGGATTTCCCCCTGCAATTGTTGCGGAAGGAAAGGATAATTCTGTGTGCCCTGCATACCAGCCCACGGTCGCGGGTCAGCGATGTTCTTTTTCTCCAGAGAGTTAAACCAGTTCTTGATATCCGTCCATACCGTCGGGCGGTTGTTGTTTTCCTGAACCCGCGCGATTAACGCATCAGCTTCCTCCTTATTTTTGGGGAAAGCAGAGAGCGCCATGTCAAGGAAATTAAATCCTGATACCGTTTGTGGTGTAACCAGTTTAGGCATTTGGGAACCACGGGGGTTGCGTGATGAATTCCTGGCATCAGGCAAACCACCGGTATTACCATTCATCCCGCCACTGCCCATATTGACCACATAAACAGGCATCACGCCGGAACCGAAAACATCCGTAATGCCACTGGGTATTCCTTTGTTTTTCCCTTTGGGATTCATGATGTCGTGGATAGTTTTACCGAACTTGTACGTCTTACGTACGGCGATAATGCCGCCCAGCGCGATCGCCATATATTTACCGACCTGCAACCAGTTCTGGACAGTGTTCTGGTCCACGCTGTTAATGGCATCAGCCAGATCCTGAACGGGTTTTGCCAGCTGGTTGTGGGAGAATTTTTTCCAGCTGGTTTCCAGCGCCTGCATGGCCGACGTAAAATCCTGTGCAGCATACGCGGCATCTTTCATGATGCCTTTACCATCACCGACGACTTTAATATAACGTTGCAGATTTTCTGCACCTTTGCCTGACGTTACGCTGCTTAAAAGCATGACTGAATCCTGGTTAAAACCGGCTTCAATCAGCCTTTTATTTTGTTCTTCTGCGCCCCGGTTCCCTGATTTTCTGGCAATCTCCTGAAGCAATATCGGAAGCGATCGCATCCGGCCATCTTTCCCGTAAACATCAATGCCATTTGTCCGCAATGTTTTTACAACCTTCGGAAGCTGTAAATCACGGATCAGGTTTTCAACAGCGGTTGCGGCGGTATCACGGTTCCCTGTGGCATCAACGGCAGATTCAAGTGCAACCCCTACGTCCTTGACACCCTGCACACCACGTCCGCCAGCAGCGGAATACAGCGACATCGCACGGGTTGCTTTTTCTGCGATGTCTTTCAGTTCATAGGCACCTTCTTTTCCCAGCAGGTTCAGGGTATCCATTGCCTTTAAGGCTTCGTTTTCATCCTTGATGCCGAACTTCGTAAACTGAGAAAACAACGAGCCGATGGATTCGCCTGAACTTCCGGAAGCGGCGATGGATGCTGCCATCATTTCTTTGTTTTTAACACCAAAATCAATCTCACCCGTCACGGTGCCAACTTTTTCCACTGCGCTTATCAGTTCACTGTCATCAACCTTAAATTTGATGGCGGCGTCCTGAATACCATTCAGCATCTGTGCCATTTCGTCGCGCGTCTTTTCTGCGGCAATACCAATACGGGTCATCCGGCGATCCACCTGCGCAAACTCACGCATCATGGCGCTACCCGCAAAACCGGCAATCATCGCCGTGTAGCGGTTACCCAGCGTGTCAAGGCCACGCGTGGCAGCCTCCGTTGTGGCTTTGACAAGGCGCATGGCCTTCTGATGATTCCGGGCGAACTGCGACATATTTGCGCCGTACTGCCGGGCTTTGGCGGTCAGGTTCCCGGAAAGGTTGATCATGATTTCCGTGCTGAGACGGTTACCTGTTGCCATGCTGTTTCTCCAGTTGCTTTATCAGGCGGAACAGCTGCCGCAGGGGTAGCTGTTCCAGGTACTGAATGCTGAATCGTTGAGACAGGTTAACCAGCAGGTTCATCAGTGCCGCCGCCAGCGGCATCAGTTCGCCCCCGCGTTGCCACCTCCTCAAGCATGTCATCCAGCGCAGCGGCTTTCGTGCTGATAAGCTCAAGGTCTGCCGGGTGGAGCATTCGCAGCTGTTTCATGTCCAGCGGGCCGGGAATGCTGCCGATGGCCGCAACCTGACGGCGCATCATCTCCAGCCCCATCAGCACTTCAGAGCAGTAGGCCACCGCCTTTCCGTTCCCGCCCATGACGACACGCTCTGCGGCCAGTTGTGCATCAATCACATCACTGGCGGTCAGTTCGCGCAGCTTCACGGTTTTATGCAGGGTTTCATCTGCCGTGCCTTTGCCGGTCAGAAGCCCGTGTTTCAGTTCAAATTCCATTACGGCCATGTCACACCTTCACGCATTTTTCACCGATAAAGTTGGCACTGATAGTGCCTGAATCCTCGTCCAGCTCCGCCGGGTTATCCGTGGCGGAACCCGTCATCATGTAGTTCAGGCCGTTGTCACCGTAGAACATCACCGTGACGTCTTCCCAGCTGCTGATTTCAATCACGTCCATATCCGCTGCCGCCGCAATGGTCACCTTGATGGACGGCGAGGCCATCTTGCTGGAGATGCCCCAGACCTTACCGCCGCCCATATGCTGGGTGCGGCTGAAGCCGCCCGGGTTCAGCGTGGATTTCCCCTCGGTTTTAATTTCGCGGCCATTCACGCGAATGGTCGCCATGCCAAGAATTTTTGCCATGCGGCCCCCTTAAAGTTTGAACTGAATCAGGCCTGCCAGCACACGCAGCTGGTTCACCAGATTCGGGTGGCAGATAAAGTTCAGGCGGTTTTTATCGCTGCTGTCGCGTGTCACCTGAAGCGTGTCCCTGTAATCGCTGAAGTTCTCCACAAGGCCCGCCGGGAGAAGTTCGGTCTGGCAGATATCCAGCAGCTCTGCGGTGCACAGCTTCGGCGTCATCACCGGCTGCCCCGCATCCAGCGAGTCCAGCACGTCATCATCCGCCAGCTTGTGGCGCGGATAACGGTTCGAGAAACGGTTTTTAATGATGTAACGGATACGGCCCAGCGTGGCGGGTGACTGCACATCTAGGTACGACACATCCGCATCACCGTACTGGTTAACCCGGTACATGGTGATTTCTCGCTCGATACAGACGTTATCACCGGCGTCCACCATGTGTGTGGCAATGCCGTCATGCAGCAGCAGGTTACGTTCCGGCATATCCCAGCGAACATTACGCGCAGGCGGCAGAATGCCGGTCAGAACCAGCGTCTGAAGCGGACGCGCCGGATCAATGGCGAGGTAATACGCTGCCGTTGCGCCGTATGACGCGGCCCACATCCACGCCGGGTGCGGTGACAGGTTGGTGCCGATACAGCTAATCAGCCAGTCATTGCGGGTTTCACCAAACGTGCCGGTTTCCCCGTGTGTGCCACGAAACGCCGTCCACAGCTGCGCCTCCATCATTTTGAGCGGCCCCCAGCGGTTCAGCAGTTCATCACGCAGGGTGTTCAGGCTTTTCGTGTCGGTGAACGGGGCGATGATATCGGTAAACCACTCCGGGCCGATGGCCGCAACGGCGTCTGCCATTTCCGGTGTCCCGGTGCCGCCGGTAAACGCGGTTGCGATCACCTTCACACCTGCCGGGAAGGCTTCACCGGTGTAGTAGTTCAGGCGAACGTCGGCACCGTTGCCGGTGACGCCGTGCCAGTTCACGGTCAGCTCCACGGTATCTGTGGCATCATCCTTCACCGCAGCGGTCACCTGCGTGGCTGGCTTTTTCGTCACCGCATCAGCAATGGCTTTTGCAATGTTTTCCTTCGTAGCCCCGGCGATCACGCCCACCTGAACGGAGACACCGTTAATCAGCAGTGCCACCGTTCCGGCTTCAGTCGCTGTACCCAGCACGGTCAGCGTGGCTTTTGCGGCAGCGCTAACAGGTGCGGAAACCGGCATTGCCCAGGTTTCCGTGTACGTGTTGGCACGACGCAGCATTTTGAGCATTTCAGCCAGCATCGACCCTTTGCCATAAAGCTGGTCTGCCTGGCTGTCACTGGTGATGCGGGTCAGTGACAGGGCGTCTGCGCTGCCGGACGATACCGCATGGCCCATGACCAGAATTTTTCGGCTTTGCGCGGATGCACCATCCAGCGCCTGTGAATTGTCGATATCGATCCAGACAAGCGGGACGCGGATATCATCAGGAATTGAACCCAGCGACATTATTTTTTCCCTCTGGTTTTGTTGTTATTTTTCGGAAGTGTGGTTATTTCCACATCTCCCTCGGCCTCACGGCGCAGCCAGTAAGCGCAGACGTCGAGACGTTCCCCTTCCGGGGATAAATGCGCGCCATCCGGTTTACGGACACGGACGCTTTCCCGCGCTGGCTTAATCAGTTTCTGTTCCATCGTCACCCCGTACATGGATCACGTCGTTAATTTCAGTGTGTTCGCCGCAGCGCAGCGTTGCCCCGAGGCGCAGGAAGTCCGGGAGCGTGGCGAGATCAATCTCTTCATCCAGCCGGAATTCCTGCTCCCACGTCACCGCCCACATGGTGACGCCCAGCCCGTCGAGGCTGACGGAGTAAATGTTGTCTGCCCGCACATCAGCAGCCATGCGTTCAGCCCCCATGCCCCAGGTGGCATCCGACGACAGCAGACGTTTGATCACCTTTCCGGTCAGGACTTCACAGCGCACGTCGCGGGAGTACCCCCACGAATCCGTTGCCATGATGTAAGCCACCCAGGTGACCAGACCGGACAGCCCGCCACGCGGGTTGATATCCCGGACACGCAGGGCCGCGACACGGATACAGCCGGTGCGACCGGACAGATAGCGTTTCACTTCCTCCGGGCTGTTGAACTGGCCGATGTGACGCTCCACCACGCTGGCCCGGTCGGGGGTATCCCCCTGAAGTACTGTTTTCAGCCAGGCCACAATGCGCTCTGCGGCCGCAACGGTGCTCCCCGGCGTGCGCAGTTCAGGGCGTTGTTCTGTCATGGCAGAACCTCCTTCCAGAAATGACTGATAACCTGTTGCAGCTCCTGCTGGTTGGCAGAAGACAGCCCCAGAAATTCACGTTGTGGAATGTTCATCATGCGGTTATGTGCGCCGACGGTCTGCCAGACCGGATATTTCAGCGCCCGCCCGAAACACTGCGAGATAAGTCGTTTGTGGGCGCTGACCGGCACACTGCCGGAAAAGCCGTCATTCATGATGCGGGCATAATCCAGCGGTGAACCGATACGCACCACGCGGTTTTCCACGATGTACTGGATACTCTCCAGCAGATGGCCTTCACCACGCAGCAGACTCTGGTTGCCGTGGCGGGTCTTTTTGTACCCGTCAGACCAGTCCGGCCAGCGTTCGCCACCCGGACTGGTTTTCTCATCGATGATGCGGCGGCGGGTCTGTGATTCCACCACCGCACCGATGCTCTCCAGCAGCTCTGCCTGCAATGAACCATCTGCCAGCTTTTCAACGGCGCGGCGGATATCCTCCAGACGCTGGTCACCGCTGACCTGTACAGAAATCCCCATCACAGCACCCCTTTCAGGTTGTTACGGGTGAACAGCCGGGCATTGGCACCCACCACAATGATTTTCCCGTGGTCGGTTTCTGCCGGGGTGGCATACGTCGGCAGTCCCAGGTCACGGGTGCCGTTCGCCATCTCACGCAGGGTTTTAATGGCGTCGTCGTAGCGTTTCTGGATCAGCTCCGTGATTTGATTGTCACGCTCTGACAACCAGTAAAACGCCAGCGATACCGCCACGCGTTGCAGCGGGCGCGGGATTTCCGTCACCCCCAGCGGCAGCTGGTAGCGGCGGGACAGAAACGAATCAATTTCCGCTTCGGCATCACTGATGGCCTGACGGATTTTGTCTTCATCCAGCCCGTTGGTTTCCCGGTTAATCGCCATGTTCCAGACAAGATTGCCGTCCGCGCGTAACAGGTCTTCCTGCGTGATGTATCCCATCAGCCTTTCTCCGCTTCCCGGACAATCAGATTCGGCTCTGCCATCAGGCGGGTGGCAACCGCAGCGGTCACCGCCACATCCTCACCGGCATGAGACCAGAAACGGCCACAACGCCAGAACCCGCTTTCAGACACGGCCCGGACGTTCAGCCGGACAGGGGCGTCACCCTGTACAGCAACCGGGTCTTCAGCCGGACGTGGTTCATCCGCCTGGCCGTCAGCCACAATAACGTCTGCCAGCGGTGCCGGGTTTTCCTGTGCTGCGCTGTTCTTTGTGTTTTTCGTGCTTTTGGTTCCTGCTTTTTCACTCATGGCTCTGCCTTTTAAAAGGCAGTTAAAAGGGCATTCACAGCACCTTTTAACTGCGGTTTACGGATGACGGTTTATGCCGGGGTGGTGATGTACGGGCTGTCCACGATCTCCACATCCTTGTACCAGATGTTGGAATCGCCGCCGTTAACCAGCATGGCGTCAATAATGAGCTTCGCGTCCGCACGGTTTTTCGGCCCCACCACAAGGGTGGTCGGGCGGATGCCCAGTGGTTCACCGTTGGTGCCCTTCATGCCCCGCAGTAACTCATTGGCTTTTTTGTAGTTCTCCACCGTCAGTGCCGCACGGGAACCGACGGCGGTCTGCCAGAAGCCGAAGCCTGCATTACAGCGACCGTCCACCCCGTACAGGAATTCGTTATTCTTGAAGGTGTGCTCGCTGTTCAGATCGTCCAGGGCTTCAAACTTAAAGGCGCGTCGCGTCTGCCAGATAATGGGTTTCAGTACCTGCGACTCATCAATCAGGAACCACGGCTCACCCTTGTCTGATGCCGGGGTGCCGACAACGTTGCTGTACGTGCCGTCACCCAGCGGGTGGTCTTCATCAAAGAAGTTCTGGCCGTCAAAGCACAAAGTTTTGAATCCGGCACACAGCAGGGCGTAACACAGCTTGTCCGGGAACACGGCTGTCATACGTCCATAGCGTTCAGCAGTAATGCTGTACTGACCAATCTGGTCATCTTCAATGTGTTCGCGCTTAACGCGAATGGAACTTTCCCAGAGTTTGTTGGTGATGGTGTAACCATAACCGTCCAGCGTTGCCAGCTGACGCTCACCGACCCATTCTTTGATGTCCGGTAAATCTTTCATCCAGCCGTAAGTGTTGGAGGCGGACGAACTCGGCACCTCAGAAGCAATGCGATTCCACTGCGGTTCGACACCACTCAGTCCACGGGTAAAGGCGGCGCTCAGGCAGGTGGTCAGTGCATGAAGGATTTCAGAACTGACAGTCTGTCCCATTAGTTGTTCTCCTGTTTTGGTTTAGCGGCGAGGAACTCTTCCCCGGTAATACCCATGCTGCGACACATCGCCAGTTCGGCGTCGGTCAGTGTCTGCGCGGGTTTATCCTTGCCCTGGCTGGGCTTGTCGTTGTTCACCAGCGGCTGTGTACCTCTGGTGTATTCCGCAAACTGTTTACGGCCTTCTTCCGTGCGACAGGTGGCAAGGAACATGTCACGGTTTGCCGGGGCCACTTTTCCGGCTTCGATGGCCGCATCCACAAGCGCTTCTGCTTCCTTCTCTTCAAGTTGCTGAAGGCGTTGTTCTGCGGTTTCGGCACGGTTCAGTGCCAGATTGTGGGTTTCCACCGGCACAAACTTCGTCAGGTCAGGTGTCTGTGCGCGGTTCAGCGCCACCTGTTCGTTCTCCTGAAGTTGTTTAATGGCGGCCACGGTATCGTCCACCGTGGCAGATTCAGCCAGCCCAAGCAGGCCGGTGATTTGCACAGGTACTGTCATCGGGTTTTTCTCCGTATTCAGTGCAGGAAAATCCAGGTTAGGTTTGTTGGTCAGCCCGACGCTGGACAGGCGTGTCACCACACCCTCCGCGTCATGGAAAAACGCCGGGCTGTAATAGCGGTAGCGGCGCTCGCTCAGCATCCAGCGGGCGGACTCACTCCAGGCAACACGGCCTTCAATGGTGCCGCTGTCCGTCACCCGCAGTTCTTCAACCCAGCCATACGCCGGAGCATCTTCACCACGCGGGCCTTTAATTTCGGTGGCGTGTTCAATGTCCACCGGAATTTTGATGTCGGACGAACGGGCAACCACCTCATGCGGATTGCGGTTAATCCACGTCCGGCCATCGCGCCCGGTAAACTCACCCGCAGGAACGAGTTCAAACCATTCCGGCAGTTGAACAGGTGTCAGCTCAGGGATAGGTTCTGGCAGGGAAAAACACAGCGCCAGCAGTTCCGGTTGCATGTCAGTCTCCGTCGTTTTGGGTTACCGACGGTCAGTATGCGGGAGGCAGAAAAAAAGCCGGATTTACCGGCTTCACTGAAAACAGGGAAATACCCCTTCAAAACCCCTTCAAAAACGCCACAGCGCCTTCAAAAACGTCATGGCATACACTCACGCCATCAGAATAAAAAACGCGTTTCTGGTGCGTTTCAGGTGGGATTTACGGCGCTGTCAAATCGGGCCTGTTTTGTCGCCAGCTGGCGCGCCAGTTCCTGCTCACGGTTTATGCCGGGATTGTAGTTCCAGCCCGGATCAATCCCTTCCGGCACATCTTCCTCTTCGCCCGTACGTTTGTTCACCCAGCGGACAGTTCTGATTTCCGGCGCTTCGGTGTGAATGGTGCCCTGTGCCGCCAGTTGCGCATATTCACCACGGCTGACCTGACGGATGGTGCATTTGCATCCCCAGCCGTTAGGGGCAAAATGTGTCTGCCAGAACGGATGATCCACCGGCAGACACAGACGCGCCCATTTCACATGCTCCGCCCGGTGCTCACGGGATGGCCCCAGCTCATAAATCAGATACGGCATGGCCCGCTTTGTCCGCTGAATGCGTTCCCACTGGCCCGCCGCGCGGGCGGTGCGCATGTTGGTGTCAAAAATCGTGCGGAGGCGGCGGTCGCTGCCCAACTGTACTGTGCGCGTTTCGCCCGTCAGCGGATCATCCATCTCCTGAACGCCCCACCATCCGCGTTTTATCAGCAGCGGTTGCAGCGCCTCCCGGAACTCGCTGAACGTCTGCCCGCTTTGCAGGGCGTCTTCCACAAGGGCTTTCACATCCGACAACAAATCCAGTTGCAGCATTTTTGCCACGGTGAAGCTGTTCCGGTGCTCTTCCCGCCATACATCCCGGTAATCAAAACCGGGGCGCAGCTTCTTCGCCTTCAGCCACGCCAGCGCCTCTTTCGGGATGAGGGTTTCACGCATGAGCAGCGTCTCCCAGCGCACGCGCCTTAAAGCACACCTCTGCCAGTTGCAGGGCAAAGTCGTCCGCGTTCAGCGTTTCCTGAAGCTCAGGCAGGCGTTTCAGAAAGTCATCAAAACTGTCGCATTCCTGCGCCAGTGTCAGCACCGGGTTCGTGAACGCCTCGCCGGTTTTCTGCCAGTCACGCAGGGCATCATCCACCATCTGTGCCAGTTCGTCGGGGTGTTCCCGGTTCAGGGCGACGCGCTCGCGGTTCATCGCCATTTCACCCGGCATCCCGGCGGAAATCGGATGCAGAACATCAGCCCCTTCGTCCGGTTCAGCCAGGCCGAACCGGTCCCGCAGCTCCGATTCCTGAACCCGCATCCCCCGGTCAATCAGCGGCACCAGAGCATCTGTCAGCGCCTTCAGATCTTCTGCTTCACTGATACGCAGAACAACACGGGGGTAGTGCGCCTGTGGCCCGTAGTTGGCCTCGATATAGGGACGCACCAGATATTCATTCAGCGTGTTAGCCAGCTGTCGCGCGTCCCAGCGCACAATGTCCATGCGCACCTGATTGTGCACGTCCGCCTGTGAACGCGAACTGCCGTTATCCGTGGTCATGGTCTGCCCCAGCACAGCCTTACTGATTTGTGCATCACACCATTCCGCCATTTCACGGAACAGTGCGCCGCCGTTATTCCGGCTGGCGGTTTCCTGCATCTCCAGTTGCATAGACTGCGGAATGGCACACCCTGCATCCGAGGCAATGGAGGCAATCGCATCAATCAGTACGCGGATTTGCTCCTCCGTGGCGTTGGGACCGTATTTCCCCACCGTAACCGGAATGCCGAATTTTTCCGCGAATGCCCACCAGTCACGCACGGTATAGGATTTCAGCATGTACATCACCGCCACCAGACGGGCCAGACCGTTACGCAGCGGCAGACCGGATTTCAGACGCGGCTGGTGAACAATGAATTTTCCCGGTGTCAGCGGTACGCCATCCACCGGTTCATCGTCAGTCAGCAGGCGGAACTGGCGCAGCGTGGGCTTTTCGGCTTTCAGGAAACGGGGATCAACCCACTCATAATCACGGGGCACCCAGTGGTTGTTGCGGGTGTTCCACAGAATTTCACAGACCGCCACGCCTTTTCCCAGCCCGTCGAGCAGATCAAACATCAGTTCGGGGATTTGCGGCGCGGCCATCAGCTCACGGATGGCATCCGCCAGCTGCACATCGGCATCGTCGTCACTGGCAGCCACCACCACCGGCTCGATACCCGCCACCGTCAGCTTGCGGGTGCGCAGTACCGAGGCGTAATGCAAATCGCGTTCTTCCATCTCTTCGGCAAGGATAAAAAAATCACGCGTGATGCCGTCGGCGGCATTGCGCAGAATGCCTGCCAGCCTGCCGGGATTCAGCCCGGAAGCAATGCTGATGCCCGGCGAGGCCGAGCGCACGCCAGCCTGACGCGGACGGGCCTGTATTTCATCGAGCGTCTCTTTTTTGAGCCTGTCTTCCTCACCGGTTGCCGGGTTCAGCAGACGGCGAACGGCCCCGGCCAGTTGTTTCAGGTTCACAGTAAACCTCCCTCATTTTTCAGGCCGCGTGTCAGCTTCATCTGGCGGCGCGCGTTGCGTTCTTCCGGTTTTGCCGGGCGGTTCAGGCGGTGCAGCTCGTAACGGTGGCAGTCATCTTTACTGGCAAGGAAGCCCAGGAAAATGGCCACAGCGGCGTCGCCGTGACGCTTGCGGCCATCGCTGCCTTTAGTACGGGTATCGTCAATGCCGGGAACGCCACGCAGTAACTGAATGGCCCCGAGGTCATTGATCACGTCTTCATGCTTCGGAAGGATCAGCTCATCATCTTCAAATGCTGCACGGAAACGGGGCATGTTTTCGCGGTAGAACGCCACGGACAGCATCACCTGTTCCACTTCGTCGCCGTACCGCTCCGCCGCCTGTTCTGCCAGATACTGACCATTCCCCCGCGCATCCATTTTGATACCGTCACGACGGGGCAGACGATCGCAAAGCCAGAACAGCACCTGCTCCTGCTGTTTAAACGGCACATTGCCAAGCTCAACCAGGAACGGCACCTCGCGGGTGGTGTCATTGTTCACCGTCACCGGGGCCAGTACGGTCAGGTCACCCGAACGCGCAAAGTCTTCCCCCAGACAGTGGCGCAGGTTCTTCGGGAGTTTTTCCAGTTCAGGGCGCACCACTGTTTCCAGCCATTCCCGGATATCTGCCCGGCGCTGGCTTTCCGTCAGTGCGTTAAATTCCGGTGTGCCGGTAAAGCGCAACACTTTCCCGGTGCCACGGGCCGCACGTTCACGCAGTGAGCGGGGGATATACGTGCCGCCGCCGTTTTTCGGGACGCAGTAATATTCCTCCAGTGCGTCTTCGCGGGTGGCGGTATTTCGCAGCAGGCCTTCTTTCCATTCCGCCTCGGCTTCCGGTGACCACACCATGCCGCGCACCTGACAGATACGCCGGTACAGCCCGTCATTGCAGGCGTCGTCCAGCGTGATGGTGTGAATGCTGTAATCTTTTTTGCCCGCGCGGCTTTCCTGAATCAGCTGGTTAAACAGGTTGTCCACGCCGTCATGGGTGGAAATAAGGCGAATTTTGCCGCCCCATGTTTTCAGCGGCAGCACAGCCTTCAGCAGCTCGTCCAGTTTTTCATGGAACGCGGCTTCGTCGATGGTGACATTCCCCTGCATCCCGCGAATGTTGCTCGGGTTGCTGGACAGTGCCTTGACCTTAAAACCGCTGGCGAAGTACACGACGAACGTCAGAATGGCCTTGTCTTCGTCGGTGATCACTTCCTCGCAGATTTCTTCCGCTGCCGCATTAAACGCTTTCGCCCACATCGCCACGGCGTCGATAAATTCGCGGGCCATCTCCTTATTCGAACCGATATAAAAGTGATCGCGCCCGCCGTCTTCCTTCTTCAGCGATGCCGTCAGTGCCGCATCTGCCGCCTCCGCCCAGGTTAAACCGGTACGGCGGGATTTCTCTGCAATTTTCAGGTCGGCATCATCCGCCACCCAGCGTTTCTGATACGGCAGCAGGACATCGTATTCACTGAATGTGTTCATCCTGGTCATACACTAATCCCCAGTATTTCACGTTTGATGGTGTCAGCCGCACCGCCTGACAGACCGCCTGTTCTGACCAGCTCTTCGGTTTTCTCTGCCATCTCCTGCGCAAACGCATCGCGGATCGCTTTCTCGCGTTTATGGCTGGTCATGGCTGCCGCTTCCAGACGCTGGGCAACCAGCGCCAGTTGCCCCAGCGCCTTCGGTGCAACGGGCTTGTCGTCTTCTGCCATCGACATGGACGTTTCAAAGGCCAGCGTTTTTACAAACTCCATCAGCAGCTTGCCGACGTCTGACGTCGGCGCGGAACCCAGCTTTGCCGCCCAGACTTCGGCCATTTCGCGGGAGGCGCGGATTTTGGCCCCGACTTTTTCCATGCGGATGGCATAGCGGTTTAAGCCCGTCCGGCTTAACTGCATCTCTTCCGGCAGGTTATGTTCGTCAATCAGGGCGTTGATGGCTTCGCGGATTTCTTCCTGTGTGTGCCGCTTTTCCCGCAGCATCTGATGCAACTGCTCCCGGATGCTGTCCGGGAGTAAATCCACTTTGGAAAGACGGCCACGGGTGGGGCGTTGTTCATTTTCCATGTGTGCCCTCCTGTTGCTCACTACGCTGTGAACTTTCGTATGCAGATTTCAGCGCGCCACTCTGGATTTCACGCCATGTCAGGTTGTGCGCCAGACGGCGGAGTTCATCACGGGACGCTTTACTTATCGGATTCTTTTTACGGTTCACGACGGCCCCCGTCTTCAGTTCCCGGTGTTTTCAGACCGGCGTATATTTCTTCGCGAACGGACCGGATATCCTTACCCAGCAGCTTCCACAGCCGCGCACATGCCGGTGATGAACGCAGGGCACATTTCATGGGGGTATCCGGTGCATCCGGGTTCCATGGCTTTCCTGTATGTTGTTCGTATGCACGGACAATGGCGTTTTGCTCGATATCTGCCATGACAAGGCAGTACGCCAGCTGCCGCACGACGGCCCGTTCTCCGCGACTTAACGGCTTCAGTTTTCGGGTCATGCTCAGTCTCTCGCACGGGGTTTTTTAACGCCCGGCACACCGGACAGGCCATTTGCCACATCCTCGCCGCTGCCGGTGATTTCAGCCACGTAACAGCCGCCCACATCAGACAGACGAACCAGCCCCTGCTCGCGCAACCATGCAAGCTGGGTGCGTACCACATCACGGGATACCTTATGACCGTAAGCCTGAAGGCAGGTCTGCAACACGGATTCATTCGCGCTGTCGCCACAGTCCAGCAGGGAACGCAGCAACACAAGACGACGGTCTTCAGTGAGGATCTCTTTCATCGCCATTAATTTTTTTCCTTTAACTCGTTCTCTAATAACAAATCACTGATGCGGGATACCTGGCGGATGGATGGCCCCAGCTCTTTGATTTCTCCCCGCAGGTTGCTGATATCCAGTTGCAGACGGTGGAACTCATCACGATCAGGTAGCTGATGTACCTGGCTTTCCATCACCGACACGCGGGAACGCAACAAATCAAACTCTTCGCGTTTGACGTACGTCTTCGCCAGAATCAACTGAAGCAGGTTTATTGCTGTCATTAACAGCGCCCACAGAATGGGCCAGTTGGCTCTGATCATTTCCCAGGACACGTCTTCCTCCTGCGTTCCCGCATCTGCTGACAGTCAATACAGGTCACCACATCCGGCAGCGCCGCAAGGCGCTGTACCGGAATAACGTTCCCGCAGTCATTGCAGAAGCCCCGACTGTGGGGCGCTTCTTTTGTCCGTATCTGCCAGGCTTTAACGACGCTCTGACGCTCGTTCAGAACCACTTCACTGATGCGGTCGATTTCGTCGGTCATTTCGGCCCCGCAGATATTTTGTGACGACTTGATTTGCTGTAACGGGCAAAGCCGTCAAGGGTTCGCACGCCGAGATAGCCCAGCGCAGGGGTAAGCAACATCAGCGTGATATCCCAGTCCGGTGATGGCATATGCAGCGTGATACCTCTGGCACCGGCAATGGCTCCGGCAATCTGGCCGCAGGAAAGCAACAGCACATAGGCAAGACTGCTGTAACAGGACAGGCGGGCCAGCAACGGGCGCGTCTGGCGCACATAGCTGTCCGTGGCGTTGTCACCATTGCGGATGGTTTCCTGCTGTTCGTGGTGTGCGGCCTGCTGATCAGCCAGCACCAGCTTCTGCCGTTCCACCTCCAGTTGTTGCAACTGAATTTTCAGGGTTTCCAGCTGCATCAGTTGCTCCGGTGACAGCATCACCAGCTTTTGTTCCAGAATGCGTTGCTGTTCAGCCACCGGCAGGCTTTCCCGGACGCTTTCCACCATACCGGCCACCGAGTCAGCGGCGGCAGATGTACTGCCACCAAACCAGCGCCCGACGGAACGAATCAGCCCCGGCCCGGCTTTCAGCAGAACAGAGGCGATGCCTGAAAGGGTTAACGGATCCATGAATCCCCCTTATGAAAACGGCGCTGATGTTTATAAAGTGCCGCGCAAAAAATACCGCCCAGCCAGAACGCCAGCTGATAAGGCTCCTTCAGATAAAGAATGCCGAATGTCAGCATGAAAAAACCAACGGCCCAGACCACCCATGACCACACGACAATTCGAAGGGAAGCGGCCCGGAAACGCCTTTTGGGTTGCAGGCGATAAGGTACGTTGCCCAGCTGGAAACTGTGAATCAGACAGAGTGTCGCGCCGTATGCCAGCACCATGACCGCAAACGCCCGCCATCCGGCAAAACAGCTCGCCAGAAAAAGTACTGTCGACAGCCCCAGAAACGACCACTGGCACAACATAAAGCGGGAGTAAATAACGCGAACAAAAAGACTATTCATTCTGTGCATTGAGTTTTTCCTTGTACTTCTGGCACTGCCAGAAAATGTCCCGTGTATCCACGGAGTTCCAGCCACGCATGTAGTAGCTGGCGTGTGTGCCGTCATGGCCGGTATAGTCCAGCGGTTTCGGGGGCGGACCTCCGGCCATGCGGTGCAGAACCTCCTGACGCAGGCGGTCACGCCGCCCGGCTTTCAGTGAGGCATCCCAGCCTTTACCCATATCCCCCCCGCGTGGCGGACATGATGCCTGGAGGGGTATTGATGATTTCCAGACAGGCGTCGGTCAGCTTTTCCATGCGGTTAAACCATCCGTTCAGGTATTTGCCCTGGGCGGGTTTTGATTTGATGATGTCGGCATAAAAGCGGGAACGACGGACAATGCAGCGGGTCAGCAACCAGTCCGGGGTGGACAGGCTCACGGCCTTACGGGTACGCGGGCCGATGATGCCGTCAGCATCCACATCAGCGGCTTCCTGCAAAATCCTGATGGCTTTTTTAACGCCATGCTGAACCGCCGCATCGAACACAAACATCGCCACGCCATCAGGCCACTGGTCACATCCGGCAGGCAGCCAGTAATCGCGCCAGTAAATCTGCGCAACCTGTTCGCGGGTCAAATCCCTGATGCGGGTATCCGGTTTGCCGTCGCCGTTGACATCAGTTTTGCCATCAATCACACCGTCGCGGCGGTCAGAAATGCCGTATTTGGTTTCACCGCCACGGTCAGTGGGGTCATTGACATAGACGCCTTCGATATCGGGACGCAGAATAAAATTCAGCGCATGCTCAAAGGCTGGGGAGAATTTTTGATTTTCCATAAAAGCACCTGTGAAGCAGATTTAAACGTGGTCTGCTTCATGGTGCCGGAGGCATAAAAAAAGCCGGATTTACCGGCTTCATTGATTAAGGGCGTCGTGGCGGACGACGAACGGGGTGAGGCAGGTTCGGGGAGTGGTAGAACAAATCCGGCTGGTATTTATTACGCTCCAGACGCCGCATCCGTTTGATGGCCTTGTAGACGGTTTTATACGTCACTCCGTAACGCTGAACCAGTTCAGGAATATTATGGCCGTTAAAATCACGCCAGATACGCATATCCCGGACAAGATTCTCCAGAATATTCCCCCTCGGAACATAAACCTGCATCCCGCCAATATGGCGACAAATCGCCACAACCAGCTCAAGGGAATGAGCAGGGTCTGCGCCAATCCGGGCCAGCTCTTTACGCAGCAGTGCGTTCAGTTCAGAAAGTAACGCCGGATAAGCGGTGTTTTCCTGGTAATCGTTAAGATATTCCAGAACGCTGTCGTCCCGAAGGTCTTCGAATAAATCCTGCTCTTTCATCTGTTTCATACAGCAATTCTCCCGCTGTTTCGTGCGCGGGCATATGCACTGGTCAGTGCATCATAGCCGCGCAGCTCCCGCCCGGATGGGCTTACAGGTAAAGGCACACCATGTCGGGCAAAGGCTTCCCGGATGCAGCGCATATGCCACTGTTTGAGCGTTTCGAGCACAACCTGCAACGATTTCCCGTGACACCAGGCCAGAGTGGAAACACCCTGGCCGCCATTACGTCTGGCCGTCAGGCGTTCAACGTATTTGTCCAGCGCGGCGTCGCTGCTATCAGCGACAAAGCCATCCTGAAACATCTGCTGCCAGATTTTATAAATCTTCTCGCGCGGTGTGACATACCCCTTAAAGCGACGGCGGGGATGTTTTTTCTGCTTTTTAAAACCGCGCTCTTTCATGGCATCGAGCACACGTTCCAGTTGTGCGACGGTCAGCTCGCGGCAACTGGTCTTGCCTGTGCACTGCACCAGAAAGGCGCGGTAAGTGTCATCGTCGAGTTGTAGATCACGACGGGCGACATGAATTAATTTAATCAGGGATGTGCGATTCATTATCGTACCTCCGAAAAAGAGGCGGTGCGGCAACACCGCCAGAATCCACTCACTAAACAGAGGAAACTTTTTATGAAAAACAGTGAACAGCCTTATGATGTTGCAGGGTATGTCATTGCCTCAAGGTTGCTGATACTCCTTGTCAGAAAGGGGCTGATTACCGCAGAGGAAGGCAAAACGATCCTCGAAGCCGCAGCAAGCGGAGCGGCAGAGGCTCCGGCATTGAGAACAACGAATAATCCCATTCTGCAAATATCACAGCTAATCACTGATACCATCAGTTTGTTAGACCAAGATTCTGATGAATATCAAAAGCCTCAGCCATCTGAGCATCCGTAAGAATATCTTTATTTGATAGTCCCAGCCTGCGACGAATGTATTCCTCGCGGGCTGCTTCATTTTGTAGCGCCACGGCAGCTTCCACCTGGTTCATTTCACGGTTAATAATGCTCCGGACTTCTCTGGCGGTGAGGTCATGCTCAATACCATATTTAACGATATCGTGCATACGTTCCAGCATCTTTAAATTAGCCATGACGCCATCAATATCAACTGGTGTGAATTTCATTTCTTTATTCTCTGGTTTATTCATTTCGTAATACCTCTTCGCAATAAAAGATTTCACTGGGATAACGTTTTTGTATGCGCTCCATCACCTGCATACACACCTGCTCTGTGGGCCAGATTTTTTCTGTTACCGGAATGGCATCACAGGCATCATTTCCACAGGTGCCAACCAGCAGGACAAAGCCAATTAACTTAATCATGCTCGCTGATTTCCTGTGTTTCCGCCGGAACTGGTGAATAATCAAGAATGAGATAGCGCAGGACGTGGTCGGTGATATTCCAGCCACTGGAGCCACAAATAAAACGACCCAGCCGGATATCGATATAAGCCATCACAAAACGGGGCATTCCCTGTTTGCACATCTCGTCATCCACTTCAGCAACGATGTAAACCGACTCGCAGGTCAGTACGCCTGTCGCAAATTCTTTTGCCAGTGCCGGAATGGCATTGCCTTCCAGCCAGGGCAAAGAGCGGCGGAACGCGCACCATTGAGCATCATCAACATCGGGGTGTTCAGTTGTTGCGTTTCGTCTTACTGGCGGCGTTGGACGAGGGCGCGGAACGTCATAAAATCCATTGCATTCAGTGAGAACTCCGGCATCAACCGCGTCACGCAGGAAATACACCATTGAGGAAGGTGGCATCTTCATTTTTTCAGCCAGAACCCCGCAGGTCAGACGCCCGTAAGCCCGTAATAATGTGCTGACCCCATTCAGAACTTTTGCATCAATCACCGGTTATTCCTCCGTCAGTGCCACAAATTCAGAATGTTTAATGCGCTGGCATTCGGCGGGAACCGGCCCCTTCACTTCGCCAGCCAGAAGGTACACCGCAAACAAAATGCTGAATCCGTCACGGCTGCGGTGCATCTCCCACACTGATTTGAGGTCGAACAGGTCAACGTCGGTAGCCACGTTAAGTTCATTGCACAGCCAGACCGGAAAATCCGGGTATTTTTCGAGCTGATTTTCACAGTCCCGGATGCGCTTCCCGTATTCACGGCCTGCCGGTATTGTCATATCCGGCATTGCCGCCCATAACTGAATATCGCCAATGAAAAGTGTCTTTGATTCAGTTGCCCATCCTTCCGGTGGTAAGCGGTTAAACCAGACACGCGTAACCCTCTCAGGCCCTTTGTCACCAGACAAAGACACACCGCTTGCTTTCACTGATTGCTGTAATAACGCAATAATCTCACCACGCTTAACAGAAACATCTTTCAGCCAGCGAATCGTGTAAGCGTTAGCGGCTGCGTCACTCAGTTTAAAATAAGCACATGCTGTCATTTTATTTCCTCTGGTCCTGTTTCAGGCGCGAGTAGTCCCCTGACGCATCGCGCCATAACTAAACGAATGTGAATTAATTAAATATTAATGGTGGTATTAAATACTGGCTTCCTGTTCAAACGGAATAATGGAAAAATCTTCAAGACCTGATTTAACTGTAATTCCGGCAACACCTGCGACCGCTTTCGGTTCCAGTAAAATCGCTTCTTTATTGATTTCCTGCTTCGTTCGAATAAAGCGTTGCAGGCCAAGACGCTCCAGCGTTTCCATCACCGCATCCACACCGCGAATACTCACTGATGGCGGGCGTTGACGCCATGACACATCACCGGTGACAAGATTCGCCGTCTTCACTTTGCCGCCGTTCGTCAGTTCGTCGCGGTTCGCTTCACACCATCCCTGAACGCCTTTTGAAAGGGTTTCAATATCGGTTTTAATCGGTGCAATCCGGGCCGCAAATTTTTCCGTAATTTCCGCGATGGCATCATTCATTTCCGTTTCCAGACGTGATGCTTCGCGCTGTAAATCCCCGATGCGTTTAATATCGGTAATCACCGCATCGCGGTTTTGTGGCACATAAGCCGCTGCGGCACTTTTGATACGTTTTGCTGGTTTAGCCATAAATTAAAGCTCCTGTTAATTAATATCCGCTGTATACAATGCTGGATACAGCTCGATTGCTTAATTCCATCTTTCGGGCAATGACATGAATATCCAGTCCTTCTTTATAAAGTTCACGACATAAATATTTGTCGTGTTCACTGATTCGGTATACACACAATGATATTCCGTGCCTTCTGGCATGTGCCAGGAGGGCGGTTGTGGCGACTTTCAGTTTTTCCGCCATTTCTTCAACGGTCATTTTCCCGACGTTGGCTTCGATAAATTCCCGGTCTTCGCGTGACCAGCGCTTACGATTACACTTCATGTCAGCCACCATTCAGTACAGCAGAGGCTCGCGCAGTGATGCCGGAATATGCCGCAGCGATAACTGAACCGCTTTGAGGGCCAGCGAGGAATAACAGCAGCGCGCCCAGTCTTTTGCCATTAACCGGTAATCGCGCCAGATACGCTGCCACATTTCACGGGCCTCAGGGTCTGATGCGCAGATGTATTCGCGGTCCATGACGTATTCCCGGCTTTGTTGAATAAATCAG